CCCAACCTTTGATATCAACCGAAACATACCTGTAACCTTTAGGGGCCATTCCGCGGTCCGCCTTGAAAAACGTAGCGAACTTTGCGGCACCCCCATGCATCCATGACATGCCAACAGCGCACCATTCAGCATGAGCATTAAAATACTCAGCGATAGGCTGCACGAATAACATAGCAATCAGCATCGGGGAAAACCCAGCATACATGATTAATCGTCCTTTATCATCCTGTCCAACGTTCCGCATCCGAGCTCGTCCAGTAGTATACCAGACATGGTCGGACATGAAACTGTCAAACAAACCTCCGTCCTTCATCATGTCAGTGGCTTGTTGAACAGCATCCTCCATGCAATCTCTCCTTTTTACCCCAGGTTTGAAAGGAAATCCAGCGGCTGATGACTGATCAACATTCAGATTATAAAAATCTAAATTGTTGACCTGACATTTGAGCCTTTCCTCAAAACTGCGATAAGCCGGGTCGTTTGACATTTCATTGCTAATTTCATCAAAAAACTGACCAATCTCCTGCTTAGATGCCGAAAAATTTCGGATCTCAGCAAACTCCTCCAAATGTTGCAATCGCAGATCAAGATCAGGGTTAACACGTTTGTAAGTGCCGAATGCTTCAGTAGCCTCTTTCCCATGAAACCTATCATAAAATCGCTTCACGAAGAAGTCAATGGGATAGCGGACTCCTGACATATTCGGCAACAGCAAATCGCGTTTGCCAAGATAAACGGTCTTTGAATTGCGCAGAAAATCAATGTACACATCCTTCATTTTCCTTTTGAGTAACCGCTGACGGGTTTCGTCGAAATCGTAAATATCAACGGAAAACCGGTCGATCACCAAAAGAAAAGTGAGAAAATCACGAAAGCTTAGGGAAGGATGTCCAAATATCAAAGATAATGGAACAACCTCATCAATGCATCGCAAGACGTACACAATGAATAAGAAGAAAACGAGAGTGAAGTACGCTTCAGAACACGAAATTCTGAAAACATAACGTTGTAGTGCTTTTTGGCCACCTAAGGGGTCTGTTGTGGCCGAATCCCGGATTTTACTCATAATTAAATCGATGTTTTTG